ATATACAGCCATTCCTTTCATGTACTTATTGTCGTCTACCAGAATACGAACTTGTGCGTAACGGGATTCTCCTAAAGAAAGATCATCTACTCCTCTTCGAATCTCGATTAAACCGTCTTTGTCTATCCCGCCTTCTTCCGCGTAACGGATTTTAACACGTTTAGAATCCATACTCTTCGGATAAACAAAGGTGTCGAAAGTATCACCACCATCATGAGAGACGTATTCTCTAAGAGAATGAACGTTCCCGAAATCATAAATATCTTTATGTTCAGTTCCGGGAGGGCATAGGACTTTGATGTTGGTTTGTTTTCCAGGGTTTGTGACTTGAGGAACTCCTCCTCCATAAACCTCGTAACCTTCCATCTCCAAAATATAAAGAGCCTGGTTCATTTTTTCTTTAGAGATTCCTAATTCACGCTCAACACCAACACCAACGTCAATCATTCCTTTTTCGTCAACTTGTTTTTTTAGAAATTCGGCGGTCTTTTTAGCTTGATTCATACGAGCTTCAGCATCTTCGTTAAGAAGGGAGCGAACCGACGAGTCGTTTTTATATCCCATCTTTTCCGCAATTGCATTAAGAGAATACCCCTTCTCTCTTAAATTTTTAACCGTGGCAACTTCGAGAGATCTTTTTTCATCTTTTGCTAAACCAACTTGTGTTCTAAGTTGAGTAGTTGTTAAACCCATGGATTCTGCTATTTCTTTTTCCGAGAGACCAGCTTTTTTCAATTTATTAATTCGACTAAGGAAGTCGCCGCTACGCTGGTACGGATTTTTCCCACTTCCTAAAGGATATCTACCCGAACCAGGCCCGGGTGCACCGTCTAATTTTCCAACTCCGATATGCATTAAAATATCTTCTGCTATTGGATTCACGTTTTAACCCTCCTCTGCTTTAATTTTATTTATCAACTTGTCGAAAGTAATTATTTTATCCATGATTGGAACAATATCCTCTGCTGTGGGTTTATGATGTAAGATTTCGTCTAATTGATATATCCTTAGTTCAATATCAATATCCGACGGTTTAACTCTGTACTCCAAACAAAACAAAGCAGCATATATTTCAAGCTGTTCCATTCGTGCAGGGGTAATGCCTGATTTATAATCGTGAATCCTTAACAACTTGTTTCGAAAACAAATTGCATCGGCTGTTCCAAAACAGTTTTCCGAATAAAACAAAGGTTGCTCAGGGGTCATTCTAAAACCGATAGCGTCGTTCACATACATATTTAAGGTTTTTCTTGACTTCGGCAACTTCTGACCGAGTCTGATACATTGAGCAGCAAAGTCGTGTAATATAGTTCCTCTTTGTGCAGCCATGTGTTTAGAATATGTCTCGACTAATTTTGTTTCGTCGTAATTTATCCAATGGTATTTACTAGCACCAAGAAAGGCATGTTGTCCTTCAAGGTTTGAATGTTTGTTGAAGTTCACGTAATACCTCCTCCTTATTTTCTGGACATATGAATCTCGAGAAAGACATCTCGTCCATACGTCCGACATAATATTCTTGGTTGGGTTGTTTCTTGGCACCTCTATGTTTTTTACATTCCAGGGTAGCCCACTTGTCTTTGTATAAAATTAATAGGTCAGGTATTCCTTGAATATAACCCGAGTCAAGTTTCATTACCATACATCCGGGAAATATCATTTTTAATTCTTTGATCAGACTTGATTGAAAGTCTCTTTCTAATTTAGAACTACTTGCAATAAGTGGGCCTCCTTTCCTTTTTTTTTTAAGCAAACGAAAAAGAGAAAGTAAACGCCGGTCGCGTTTTAACCTTCTCTCTTCATAAAAGGGCATGTTTTTTTCGCGTAGCCAAAAACGACCAATAGAATTTGCGGAAAAAATATCATTTTTACACCCTTGGTCAAAAGCCCACTTTTTTTTCGTTATTTATATATATTTATTAATCTTTTTATCGCAATTAATAGAGAATAAAAGTGGGCAAGTGGGCTTTAAACCCGCAAACCCGCATGAATACTGGGTTTCAGCGTGGCCACTTTTAAAATAAAAGTGGGCTTTTGGCCACTTTTTTTGGGCAAAAACCCAAAATATCGTCCGAACAATCTTCAAAAATCTACCCAATTTTTCGAAAAAACTTAAAAAGCCCACTTTGTAAAAATTAAAAGTGGGCAGAAAATATATCATTTTTCCGCTTTCTTGTCCATTTTTTTCTTTCTGATGGCATCTCTCGCCGTCAGATATGAAACGTTAACTACTCCTAAGGCAGCTACTCTTTTTATATTTTCTGCACTAAAAACTTTAGACTTAATATCATAATTATCGAAAGGAGTAGTTGTTCCTCTTTTTTTACCAAAATACTTAAAGGCAGCAGGCACTGCTACTTGAGCTAGGAGAGTGCCTCCGGTATACGCCAAATATCTAGATACTGCTTGTTCACCCTTTGCAACTTTGTAAGCCATTTCTTCAGATAAATTTTTATATTTTTTTGCTCTATTTTCAACAGACCGAGCTTCTTCTTTTCTTTTAATTATACCTTTTAGACCGGTATAACGCTTCTTTCCTGCTTCGGTCAATGTACCATCTTTGTTCTGGAAACGTCTTACTCCCCATTTCATACCGAGAATACCGTGGTGAGTTAATTCATTATTCATATCTGTCATTTTCTTTCCTCCTTACAAAATATAAGTTTCCATGATGAGAGCAAAAAGAAAGAGTCCTTGTTTTAGGACTCAGTCTTTTAGTTAATTACCATCACCTCTGTAAATTCTCCCATATACTTCTTTTTCTTTTTTATTTAATAAACCAGAATATTTCTCTAAGAATTCTGCGTCAGTAAGAAGTCTTTTCCTTACATTTTTTCTTTCTTTTATTTCGTTAATTTTTTCTTTTAAAATATTTAACATATTAATCGCTCCTTTATTTTAATATTGGTTTCCATAATAGGAGCTGTTATTTTCGCGTAAAAATATAAAAAGAAAGAGTCCTTGTTAGGACTCCGTCTTTTAAACTTCCTTTAAACTAAAACTTATCGTTACTTTTTTATCCAGTTTCAAATATCCAGTAAATACGATTTCGGTAGGTTCAACGTAAAAATCTAGTATTGGACTTATGTTCTGCTTATTAAAATCGTCTACAACTAAACGCTGATAACCTTCTGATATATAACTATTATACTCAACCAATTCGTACCATTCTTTATCTTTGTTATCTTCAAAATAAGTCGGATAAAGATTTTTGAACTCCTCGTTTAGCATTTTAGTTATGCCACCATTTGTTTTATTAGCATAAATATTGTAAACTCTTAATAATTCATCTCCCATAAAGTCTTTTAATTCTTCGATTTTATTAAATGTTGAATTTTCCAAACCTTTTACCTCAAATATTACTTGATAATGTTTCATAACAATACCTCCTATTAATATAATTAGTTTCCATAATAGGAGGTGTAAATTTTGCGTATACTACATAAAAATAGCCCACGCCCCATTCTCATCATTTTTAAGACAAGCAACAAAACATGGGCTATAAATATGCGATTTACTAATTAGGTGTTGTTTCTCAGATACCTAATCAGTATCCATATAAGCCATAGTCCACCGGTCAACAGAACTAGAATAAAATCTAGAAGTAGACCAAACATACTACGCTTTTTAGTTTTTCTACACATATTTTTTCCTCCTTTATAATTCCATTGTTGATAAGTAATACGAGAATTCGATTCGGTCTTTATATTCCTGCACTTTTCCATCATTCCAATTCTGTACAGGGCGATAATATCCAGTGATTCGACTGTAGATTTCTGTCTCCTCACCGCAATCCGGACATTCGGCAACTTCACCATTCAAATATCCATGGTTCTTACAAATAGAATAAGTAGGAGAGAGTGTGTAGTAAGGAAGCTTGTAGTTTTCTGCAATCTTACGAACAAGAGTAGCAGCCGCTCTCCAATCTGGAAGTTTCTCGCCAAGGAATGCATGAAATACTGTACCAGAGGTGTAAAGCGTTTGAAGTTCGTCCTGAATGTCAAGAGCCTCGAAAATATCATTCGTATAACCAACCGGCAAATGAGTAGAGTTCGTGTAGTAAGGTGTTCCTTTTTCATTCGCAGTAATAATATCAGGGTAATACTTCTTGTCATGTCTAGCGAAGCGATAAGCTGTAGACTCGGCAGGAGTAGCCTCAAGATTATAAAGGTCTCCGTAAAGCTCCTGGTAATCGCTTAGACGCTCTCTCATATGAATCAAAATATCTTTGGCAAACTTCTGAACTTCTGGAGAACCCAGATTTTTACGCAGCCACTTAGCATTCAGGCCAGCTTCGTTCATACCAACAAGACCAATTGTGGAGAAGTGGTTATCGAATGTTCCCAAATATCTTTTTGTATAAGGATAAAGACCAGCGTCTAAAAGTTTAGTAATGAAAGTCCGCTTAATCTTAAGAGAGCGAGCTGAAATATCCATCAAATGGTCAAGTCGTCCGTAGAAGTCTTTTTCGTTTTCAGACAGATAAGCAATTCTAGGTAAATTAATAGTAACGACACCAACTGAACCAGTGGATTCACCGGCTCCGAAATATCCACCAGACTTCTTGCGAAGTTCTCTCAAGTCAAGTCTAAGGCGACAACACATGGAACGTACGTCGCTTGGCTTCATGTCCGAATTAATATAATTGGAAAAATAT